CATAAAGAAAAGCATGAGTGGGAAATTTCCCACAAATATTCTATAGGTTCTAAGAAAAAAGTATAACTTTTATAAATAAAAGTGTTCGGGACTTAAAGCGAACTAAAATAAAAGAAAGCGTATCAAGTAACCGATCCATACGAAAAAGGGATGCTGGCGGCGGAACCAGCAATTGCTTTGCCTTCGGGGAAGCAAATTATATTAACTCTTGCTTATTTAAGGAGAAAATTATGACTTATGCATACGGTAAAAACATACTTCCAATGACTGTTGGATTTGATCGCTTATTTTCAACAATGGAAGAAATGGATAAATTGTTTGGTAATACAAAAGTACCTTCATATCCCCCATATTCAATTCTGAAATTAGACGACTACAACTACGAAATACAAATTGCTGTAGCTGGGTTTTCTGTTGAAGACGTTGAAGTGGAAACTTCACAAAATAAGCTCATTGTTTCTGGATTTGCTAGAAAACCGGAAGTTGAACCAGTGTATTTACATCATGGCCTAGCGAATAGAGACTTCAAGCACGTTTATACATTAAGCGATTTGTCTATTGTCCGTTCCGCGGATATTGTCAACGGGATTCTCAAAATTAAAATTGAAAACGTTATTCCCGAAGAACGAAAGCCTAAAAAGATACAAATTGGTTCAGAAAATCGGCTTCTATTAGAAGATAAATAAATCGTATTAGGGGAGATTTTTATCTCCCCTTTACATTTTTAGGTTAATATTATATAATTATTCTATGGAGGGTAAAATGTCAAAAGTAAAAAAAGATAGAGCTCCTCTTATTAAAGTCAGGAGTAAAGTGAATTCTGACATATATTATACTTCGTCAGATTTTCCTCAAAAAGATATTGAAGGGAAAAAATTTATCGGAGTAAAGAAAACTCCTACTGATAAAACTCTTCATTATATTGTAAAAGATATGGTAGTGAAAATTTCAAACGAATAAAAATATTAGATGAAAGAAAGATTTTTAAAATATTACATGGATGTTGCAAAAAGAACTGCTGAGTTGTCTTATGCAACCAAACTTAAAGTTGGGGCTGTATTAGTAAAGGACGGGAATATTATTGGGTTTAGTTATAACGGCACTCCTTCTGGATGGGATAATGTCGCTGAAGATAAAATTTTTGTTTCTCTTGAAGATGCAGTTAGTCTGGATTATCCAGAACTATATAAAAAATATCCGTATAGTGAACGAATTGGACACGAAGATATACGGTTTGAACTAAAGACAAAACCAGAAGTTTCTCACGCTGAAGAAAATCTGATTTTGAAATTGTCTAAATCAAACGAATCCTCTGAGGGAGGGATTATGTTCGTGACACATAATCCCTGTTATATTTGTTCAAGAATGATATATGGATCAGGAATTGCAGAAGTTTACTACGCGAATGACTATCGCGATAGTTCTGGAATAGAATTTTTAAAGAAATGCGGAATTAAAGTGGAGAAAATATGAGCGAAACTAATTTTGATGTAGAATTTGAAAGATTTAATTTGAAAGAAGATGATTGTTTAGTTGTTAGAGTCAATACTTCAAATCTTACTGAAGAACAAGCAGTTGATAAACTAACTGAAATCAGAGAAGATTCTTTTATTAAATATGTTGAAGAAAAGGGGCATAAGGTATTTGTCACATACACTGGTGTAAAGTTAGAAATCCTAAGATTACAAGAAGACGATAAACTTGCAGTGTATGTTGATGTAACTGATATGGAAGAAACTCGTAGAGATCAATATATTGAATTTATTGAACAAAAAATGAGCGTTCTAGAAGGTAAAATTGTCATTTTACCTATAGAAAATAATATGCCGCAATTTAGAGTTGTTAACACTAACGAGGAAGTATAATGAGTAATGTTAAATGTGTTAAGTTGGTGACTGGTGAAGATGTTATTGCAGAATATACTCTAGAAGGTTCAGTTGTCAAATTAGAAAATCCTGTACAAGTGTCAATGGTTCCTGGGAGAAATTCTGGTCAACCAAATTTTGGGTTTATCCCGTTTCCTTTGGTATCTAATGATAAGATTATTGAGATACAATCTGATAAAGTAGTTTATGTTTGTGAACCCGCAGAAGAATTCTTAACACAATATAATAACATTTTTAGTAACATTATTGCGCCAACTCAAAATTTGATTCTATAATATGAGTGATTTTTATATCAATGCGAAACAATATGGGAACAATATCCTTTATACAGGATTTAAGCAAGGCAAGAAGGTTCGCGTAAAAATTCCATATACACCAAATTTATTTGTTCCAACAAATGAAGATAGTGAATATAAAACTATCTACGGCGAAAACTTGACTAAAATTAAGTTTAAGAGTATTTCTGAATCGAAAGAATTCGTTAAGAAATATGATAATGTAGAGAATTTTAAAATTTATGGTAATACAAAATTCGAATATTGTTTAATACACGATCTACATAAGAATGATGTAGATTGGGATTTTTCTAAAATAAGAATAGCTATTATTGATATAGAAGTTAATTCAGATCCAGATTCTGGTGGCTTTGCGTCACCAGAAGATGCATTTCAACCGATAACTTCGATTGCTCTAAAGTTTTTTGGTGAGGATAAATTTTACATATTTGCTTATAATTCTGATAATTATAATCCAGCAGATAATGTTATTTTCGTTAAATGTAGAGACGAATATGATTTATGTAAAAAGTTTATAGATGTATGGTCTTTTGATTATCCTGATATTGTATCTGGTTGGAATACAGAAGGTTTCGATATTCCGTATTTGGTTAATAGGTTTAATAGAATTGTTTCGGAAAAAGAAACTAGAAACCTATCTCCTTGGGGAATAATCCAAGAAAAAACCTCTAAGAAATATAATTCCAAATTCAATAAATTTGATGAAGAAAAAATCTATAAGATAGTTGGAGTATCGTCATTAGACTATCTTGATCTTTTTAAAAGATATCAGCCAGGAGGAAATTCTCAAGAATCGTATAAACTCGATAGTATTGCTGAATCCGTTATTGGAGAAAAGAAAGTTGAATATGACGGATCTTTACATAAACTGTATGTTGGAGATAGACAAAAATTTTTGGAGTATAATATTCAAGACGTCAACCTAATTGAGAAATTAGATCATAAATGTAAATTGTTTGAGTTGTCGTTGACTCTTGCGTACGATTCAAAAACCAATTATGAGGATATTTTCCAACAGACTAAGATGTGGGATAGTCTTGTATTTGGTTTCTTAAAGAATAAGAATATTCAAATTCCTCAGGTTAAGATTGGCGAAGATACTAATTACGAGGGAGCGTATGTTAAACCTCCTCTAGTTGGGTATCATAAATGGATTGCTACGCTAGACGCCACCAGTCTATATCCTTCCATCATTATGGCTAAGAATATTAGTCCAGAAACTATAGTAAATGTGGAAGATTATAATGATGATATGAGAGAGATAATTTCTCAAGGAATTAATGTTGAAAAGCTTCTGAATAAGAAGATAGACTTATCAGCATTGGAAAGAAATAATATAACGATAACTCCAAATGGTCAATTTTTCAGAACAGACAAAGAAGGGTTTCTACCTGAAATGGTTGAAAAGATGTTCAAAGAACGTAAACAATACAAAGCTGAAAAATTAAAAGCAGAAAAAGAATATGAAGAACTGATTGGTGAATATAACAAAACGAAAAGTTCTTCTTTAAAAGAAACTTTGGATAAGTTAAGTTATAAAATATCGAAATACGATAATCTTCAAAATTCTAAGAAACTTTGCCTCAATAGTTTATATGGTTGTCTTGGTTCTAGATACTTTAGATTTTTTGAATTGAAGATGGCTGAAGGTATTACATTAGAAGGGCAATTTGCCAATAGATGGACAGCTAA